GGACATATCCTTTAGATTTGAACTGCTCCCATTGCTCGGTCATGAAGCCCTTAACCGAGGCAAGGTACTTGATATGTGAGTACTTATCCTCGATTCCCCCGTAAAACTGCCTGAACGTGATGGCCTTGGCCTCTTTGATGTCCGTCTCATCAACCGTCTTTTTGTTGAAATATAGCTTGGCCAGATACCCATAAATATCAGTGGTTATCGGAACGTCATATTTCACAAGCCTACTGATAATTCGAGGGTGGAAGGCAGTATAGTCCAGAACCACAATTGCTCCATTCTCACCATACCTTGAGATGAAACATTTTCGGGTGCCGTCAGTCTGATTGAGTGCCGCATAATTCACGCCGCCGTACCGATTGCTCGGACGCCCCGTGGACGTGTAAACGTTGTACTGGCTGTAAGTGATACCCGTGATTCCGGGGTCTTGCTTATAGCGTTCCTTGAACAACACTCTATTCACACAAATACCCTGCTTCTCCAAATCACCAAGGGTTCCGATGATAAGGTCATTGAAACGGGTGAATGTCAAATCAGGTTCGTAATCTTTCACTACTTCCGTAAGGTCATCCGCCAATGCATCAAACATTTCTTTGTGCTTCATCAATGGAATAACAAGGTTCATACCATCGTTCTCCGACGCATTCTTTCGCACGAGATAGTGGGCAGGAGTTTCATACTCAGACGCCTCAAAAATCTCGTTGGTTCGCATCCACGAGAGGGCATTGACATCATAAACATTAGGAACTCTCCAATAGCACTGGTCGAAGGCTTTCTTGTCAAGTGCCCACTTGCAATTCGGCATTTGGAGAATCCCACGAATCATCTCTGGGTCAATGGACGGCTTGGAGTCGGGATGAAAGAAAGCATAGTAATATGTCTTTCCCGTGAGGATGTTTCGGACAAAGAGAATGCTCGGTTGAACAGTAGCGGAATGACTGTCGGAGACGGGCACCGAATGTACAATCCATGCGCCCTGCTGATTTTCCAGTTGAAAGCGGGTCAGGTCTGAAATCGTCTCTATCATCAACCAAGCATCATACCCGATGCTTAATCGAAAGTCAAGCTTTTAGGATTTGATTCCGAGGCGTGCCTTGATATGCTCCCGAAGAGGAATTACACCTGCTGTGATTTGCGTGGTCCATTTACCTGCTTCGACGGTTTCTTGCACATCAACAATTCGAAAAATTATGTTCTTCTCCGAGTATGGTTCGGGAAGATTTCTCACCAAAAACATCATGAACGTGCGAAGCCCGCCAATGCCCTGAATGGTGAATGTGGCCTGAATACCCGGCATAATGCCCGTATATTTCGGATTGTTCTCTTCATCACTATCATCGAGCAAAAGTTGCTGAATATCCGTGGCAGGCATAACAAGACGATAAACATGATTATCCGTGGTTATCTGATATACATTTTTATCACAAGGGTCAATTTGTTGTAACACACGCATTGTATCATCAAATCCACTTGTATCTGCCCGCTGAGTTGGTGCATTTCCAACATTTTCTCCCAACTTTAGCCTATCCGAAAACTTGTAATCGAGCAATTCATTATTCCCATTTATAATGATTGTCTTATTGTCGGGGTTGTTCGTGGGGGCGTAAATTGTACGAATAGCCTGTGCATTGCTCAAGGTTGGTTTGAATCCAATGCCGAGAAGTAGGCTGTCCGCATCGAAATAGTCGAATGACCATACTTTACCACGATTGGAGAAAAACATGAACTTGTAATCAATGATTTTCATTGGGGCGGGTTCATCTGGGGGGACTGTAGCATCGCCTGCGCCACTAACAAGTCTCAAATCCCAAAATCCTCCACACGCACTATTCACCCCCTCAAGAATCTTCACAACGAACTGATAATAGGTAGTAATATCCGAGCTATTATTAAGTAAGTCCTTCAAAAACGACAGACTAACATAAATATGTTTGAGATACCCCGAATAATGAGCGGGGTATAAATTCTGTGGGTTTGCCGGTGATGGTGTGGAAGCCTTGAATGGAAAACAACAACTTCCAGCGGCAATGCCTTTCTCGTATCGTATTGCATTGATGATTTGGTCTATATCATCTCTCTTGACCTCATCACCTATTGGTAAACAAACTGTATAAAGTCTCCAGTCCGCAAGACCAGCCGGTGAAGCATTCTCAGATTTCTTTCTGGCCTTAGATTTTGATAGTGTTGCTTTAAGTGAACTATCCGCTAGTTTTAACTTATCATAATCACTTGGATTACCGTTAAAAGCAGTCGTTACAGAATTATAACCGTACTGCCCATAAAAATACTTCGGAGCCTCAAAGTTTGGAATGAAGCAGATAGAGCCATTACTTGAAATCATGTTGGGATGTGCGCTAACAACGACATCATCAATGTCCACCCGCAACATTTCTTTTCCTCTTGTACCTTTAGCAGGTCGAGCATGAAAATTGATGGCATCAATTACAAGTCCCAAATTCAACCATAGTTCCTCGGTTTTGCGGTCAAAATCTTTATCTGAACGCCCACTTTGAAATTTTTCTTGCCTTTGGTCCCTCCCATGAAACACGCCATAAAGATATTCATCGGCGTTTCCTTTATTTTTATGGGTCGCACGAACGTAATTGGTAAATTCCATGAGTTCAGGTATCGAGTCGGGAGGCGTCTTCAATACACCACGAAACTTGTCAAGAGTTTTGTCAACAAATTGAACAAGACTGTTAAATATCTTAACGCTTATTTCTTCCTTTTCCTCTGTGGAAGATTTATCTGCCGTCGAAGAATCCACAATAAGACCTGCATAGATACGGTCCTTGGAAGTAATCTCAGTTTTGCATCGGAATTTGTTTCCATCCGCCGTCCACTCGAAGTTAGTAATGATACCAAAAATTACATCGTAATTCCCTCTTGACTTCATGATGTTTTTCGTGTAGAGAGAATATGGGTTGTTGAATATCCTTTCCAACTCTCCCACGTTCGTTAGGTCAACAAGCGACTCGGGATTGTAGAGGTTCCATCCCCACTCCATGATGCATGAAATTCCCGGTATTAGGAAATATGGGGTCATATATTCCAACTGTTTCTGGGAAAAGCATACCCATTCTACCGAAGCACGGCGATAAAGTTCCTTCTGAATCGTAACCTGAATACGCTCTATCTCCGGGGCAGGAACGTGAACAGGATACTGCTCATTGAGGTCGTTGTTTATTATGTGGGGGTTCATCCCCTTGCTCGGAACATAGCCAATAATAGAGGGATTGGTCTTGTCCTTAGTGAACCCGTAATCAGAATAGAATCCTTTACCGCCAAAGAACACGAACCCCGGCTTTCCTATTTTGTCGGTGCCTTTGCTATTGGAGCAGAGTCGTACCCACGGCGACATTGGACCCTTACTTTTAGACCAATCACCAGTGTCAGAATTCCAGTCCCCCCGACTGTTTTCAACATATCGAAAACTACGATTTCTTTGACGACGACGGAATTCAGATTGTATAGAATTTGGTATATTCGCTGGCTCCCAAGGAACCACATATGCCGGGTCTCCACCCGCAGGATTTGCCCCGTTCATTATGTCTGCCATAAAACCTCCGTGTCAGACATCACGTCTATAAGTCTATTGCATTTTTCATCATATCTCCAGAAATGAGTTGGGTGTAAATACTCAATCAACCGTCTTTGTCTTTCCTCATCTTTTTGTCTCATAGACAGGGCGTGATACTTTGGTTCATCATATTCAAATACCACATTCTTCTCCTTATCGTATCCATCTAACGAATATCCTATGAACTGACATTCCCCACCATTGAGTCCATGTTGTAGATTGATACCTTCTCGGGAACTAAATGCATCCATAAACCGACAAGCATTGATGTTGAATGTTCTCTGAGTTCCTTGAGCCATTAGCTGTTTTAGTTTATTTTCTCGACACTTTGTTTTGAATTCTTCACCATAACTCTTTGTCGCCCTCGCCTGTTTCAATGACTCGCTCATCTTTTGTTTATAATCGCCACTTCCAAAAAACGTGCGTGGAGATTCAGTATGCGATGTACTTACAGCACATTTACGACACTTCCATCCTTCCCGAACGGATTTGAGAAATGATTTTTTACATCCATAACTCTGCGACCTTCCGCACGACGGACACTTTTTTCGAAACAATTCCATAACTATTATGTATTCAATTGGTTGTAATCTATCAGGACTTGACCCACGTCCACAGGAATACGTAGTGTCAATCCCGGCGGAACGCTCAGACGACCTTTGCCCAAATTGTTGGCTAGTGCGATAATCCAGAAGAGTGAGGGGTCTCCGTAATATTTGAGTGCGAGAGAGTCAAGGTAATCCTCCGAATTGGATACAACTTGAATATCAGTGTCTTGCGGCACGATAACGGGGTAAATGGTGGACCTATAAACCCTCTTTCCATCCCATCTATTCTGAATCGGAATGTTATCGTATCTGTTCATATTATCCTACTCCTTGAGTTCCTATGAAGCTTTGTCCACCACGATTTGTCTTCTGTATCTGATTGTCACCGCTTGCTGGTGCTACGGTGTTATCTATGACGTTGACCACGTAGTTCTTGTTCCAGTCGTTCGGGTCTTTACCATCAGGAACAGTATCAGTATTCCATTCAGCAAACTCTTCGGTGCGTGGAGCGTGACCAAAGTTGGCACCGCCAACAACCGCACGTTCCTTCTCAAGCAATATCATCGTGAACCCAAGTTCTATGTCCCGAGGGACTTGCCCAAACTTAACGCTTGGAGAAGTAATGAGATTCGCCATGTATGCCCAGTTTCCTGCCCCGACATTATCTTCGTTATACGTTTCCCATGCCGCATCGTCGGGAACTGTAAGCGTGACTGACTGAATAAGAATGGGTTGGTCCCGATACATATCACCCATCGTCAGCATAAACATCGGAGGAACCATGAATCGGTCATATGCACTGTTACCGCTTGCAACGCCAGCCTTCTTCGTGTAATTCGCTGGCTTATACGCTGTCATGATATAGTTGATGCGTTGCCATGTCGGAGCTAACTCAGCAATGCTGCTAATGACAACCTTGATAGTGAAACTTAGATTTCGATTGAACCCCCCGTATGAATACACCTTGTCTGCACGGCCAATAAATGGCATTTCTTCCCACGATGCGTTTCCTGCCTCCGCAATTCCCTTAATAGCCGCTCGGAACGGAATATACTTCTCATTGACAACATCGTAGAAGTACAGTGCAATCAAATCATCCTTGTATGGCTCCCACGTTGACCATCGCCCCGATAGTGGAGAAGGAGAGGTCTTCTTACTCTTATCCAACACGTTCAATGTGTTCAGAGCATCAAACTGCCCCGCCGTAGGAAGTTTGAGTGAATGTTGAAGGTTATTGACAAGTTCATTACTAACCATCGTTACGCCTTCGTAACGATATGCAGCCAATGACCCGAGAGCGAAATTGTTAGGGCTATCCCCCTTATTTCTAGTCTTAAACAGGCGGTCATAGTTGTACTTCACAGAGTCTTGCATCAGCAAGACAGAGTTTTGGTCTGGTTCAACTTTATAGGTTCCCTCACTGGCGGCTTTGATTTTGTCTAACACTGCCGTCAACTTTGTCGTAGTATCGGCGGCTCTTTGTGCCTCGGGGTCTTTGGATGGGAAATCTTGTTTCTGATAGAAGTTGTACTGCACCATCATTTCCGATGCTTCGAAATCTTGGCTCTTCTGAGCGCCCATTGAATCTCCGTATCGGTATCCCGGCTTCTTCTCAACCCCGCTTTCCGAAATCGAATATCCCGCAGACCCTACCGTTGGGATACTATAAGAAACTGACCCTTGTGTAGAAACACTGGTGAATTTGACTACACCATTCTGAACTTGTGCGTAAAGCTTGTGGGGAGCAGTCGGGTACTCGCCCTTCTTCCGAATATTCATGGTTCCCGTCTTTCCCGCAGCCCACGTCGGTCCAAGCGAAAATCCGTTATCGTCGCTGAACTTAAAGTCTGATGCGAGCATCATGCCATAAGCACCCTCATCACTTCGAAAATGAATGTTGGTCTGAGTCTGAGGAATGAAATTTTGGAAGAGAGATGTGGCCAAATTCTTCACCGCAGAGAGAAATCCTCCCGATGAACTTCCACCTGATTGAGTGGTTCCCGGCCATGCAGCTTGAAGGTTAGCTTGCCCTCGCAGGGCTGTCCCTGCACGAAGATTTGCTTTGGTAGCAAATGCCTTTGTCGCATCTGGCAAAGCGTCAGAATTGATGGAAAGCGCCGTACCCGAGACTGGATTCTGCTTTGGAGGTCCAAAAATAGTGCTCCCCAAACTTCCAAGCAAAGTAGAGGCTATGCCAGAAAGGCCCGCTGAGGTATCGAATGCCCTGTCTGGTCTAGCAGACCCAAGCGTAAGGGTCAGTCCTGCTGCAACAATTGGTGAGGTTGGATTGTAAATACGTCGCTCATTATATGGGGATGCGGTTTGAAGAAGGAACTGAGTGGCAAGAAAAGTAACCCCACGTCCAGACACCAAAAACTTGGTGGTTCGCATTACATCAATGATTCCAGACCCCGGGGCAATCGTATGTGAATCATACTTTTTCAAAGATTGCGGGAAGTTTTTGGCTTGGTCTGGATAAATGTAGTAATATGGTTCATCCCCCCAAGAAATAAGACCCTGATTGTAATTAGAATATGGCGAAAAACGATGGTACAGGGACTTATCATTGCCTTGGGACTGTAAAATCAAGGCTGGCTTACCCACGGCTGGTCCCGTAGGGTATCCCGCAGGACGTTTTATAAACGACCATGTTGGTTCAAAATGTGCTTGTGCCATATGCTATAAATATTGGGATATGACATTCTCTATACTTTTATCTTCCCGGTAGGAAATGCGAACAAGTTTTATACCTTTTGATTGAGTATAATCATCTTTGATTTTATCGTGGGTTTTTAAGATTTCATACTCCGTTTTTTTGAGAGTATATTTTCCTATTCTCAAATCCCCAAAATGCTGCGGCCCGTCGTACTCAATCAGCACATTTTTATCTGGAATGAAAAAATCAAATCTCAACATTCTGCCTTTCGGACTTCGGCAATCCGAAAACATTTTTTGGCGTTCATACTGAATACCGTTAGAATCCATAATCATCATTATTTTCTGTTCTCCCTTTGACGACACACATTTGGGGCACCCAGCCCCAAGCAAATGGTTATGCGGAGATTGATTGAATTGCCCATGCCTACGGCAAACAATAATAACGTTGGCGTCCTTATTTTTGTAATCTACACTAGAGTAATCATATCTATCACCATGCACTTGCTTCGCATCTTGTACGAATTCATCTGTTGTTTTCCTGTTTTTGTTAGCAATAACAACGTTAGCACACGACGGGCATGTTTGTCCCCTCAAATGATTATTCGGAGTCTGCCAAAAACTACCATGATTTGGGCATATAATTTCTACTTTTTTCTTGTTTCCATCATAAACAATTTTAGAATAATCGTACACAGTTCCATGAACTCTACCTGCCTTTTCTATGAAATCGTTTGTATTCGACCGCTTATTTAATCCGTTGGAATCGTGGGCACACTTAAAACATCCCTCGCCTATAGAATGATTATATGGACGTTGCTGAAACATACCGTGTATAGGGCAACTAATATTCACTTTTGTCTTTCCATTTTTATAAATTACACCCGAATAATCGTATCTATTTTCATGAATAGATTTCGACCGTGAAATGAACTCCTCAATTGTTAATCGTTTTGTACTCATGTTAATAAATATCAGAGACGACCATCAAAAGTCGGTATTTCTTGCTAATATTTATGCCACTTTATTAACCCCATAGCCACCCCTGAATTCAATTTGCCTACTTAAATGCGTACTCAATAACTGACCATCCATATGGACATTAGAGTCCTTGGCGAGGATTGACTTGAGTAATCCAATGATTTCTTTGTTCCCTGCAACCACGTCATCAAGTGTTGCTCCTTTTTCCTCTTCTTTTCCAATACCGGCTCCTTTGTCCTTTGGCTTTACAACTTCAGTTCCTTTCGGAGTTACCGTGACAGCAGGAATATATGCAGCTTGTGCCCGCTTTTCCAATGGCTGTATCATTCCCTGTACTCCACCCCGAAGTTTATCTGCAAACTTACTCATACCGGGGATTTTGTCAGCAATCCATGCAATTCCTCTTCGGAATGGAGAAGTTAACGCATCAAAAACCATAGGTCCAACAGACGAAATTCCTCGGAGAATTGAAAGCCCAATGCTAGACGGGGAGAACCCAAGCCATTCAGAAATCTTATTTTTAGCAAAATTGAATGCCCCTACTATTATTTGCCATAACTGAGGACCAATTTCCTTAATGCCCCATACTATATCATCCCACGTACTGGATGCGGCCTTCTTTATCCAATTCCAAGTCCTTTCGGCTCCTATTTTAACCCATCGCCATCCATCCATTATAGCTACCATGACTGCTGTAGCAGCATCCTGAACAAACTTAAATTTGTTCAAAAGTGTTCCTATACCAAACCCCACGGCAAAAGACGCTAATATACCTGCTATAGCTAATGATATTGAACCCGTGATAGCGGTCAATATAGTTTCCCCAATTCCCATAAGTGATGACCATATAACTCCCCCCAATCCTATAACATCCATACCAAGTGTAAACAGAGCACCACCTAACCACGAAAATAGAGATACTATTCCCGGAAGATATTTTGTTAGTCCAGCCCCAACATTTCTCCACATTATCCCAGACATTATGGCATTTTTCAACAACAACCCATTTTGAACTATCAAAGCGGCGTTCTGTGCCAGCAAAATACTTTTGTTTACCAACCAAATGCCCCCAATTACAATAGCTATCCATTTTATTGCCTTGAAATGGTCATTTATAAACCCAAGAATCCTATCAATAAACGGAAGTAAAACTTGCTGTACCTTAGCAAGCAATTGATTCCAGTTATTTTGAAGTCGAACAATTTGTTCTTGATTTCCTATCTGCCTTAACTGTGTCTCCACATCTTTGGCCCTTGCCTTTGCAGCCGCTTCATTCTCCTGACGCATCTTCTCGTAAAGAGCAAGTTGCTCCTTCTGCTGTGGAGTTCCATTGCGCTTTACCTGCTCAATCTGCTTGCTGGCTTGCAGCATCTTGAGTAACTCTTCGACACTCTTACCCGTGGCCTTGGCAAATGCCTCTTGCTGGAACACGTCGAGATTCTCGAAATTGACCGACTTAGTGATACGAAGGATTTCCTTCGTGGAGCCTTCAAGGTCTCTTCGGTATGCTAATTCACGGGCACGCTGTAGGTTGATAGAACGTCCGAGAAGAACCGAGGCTTCCATTTCCTCATTGACGTTTTCCGTGAAGTCCAAAATGTGTCGGCTTGAATTTGCCGCCTTATCCATGTCCGTTCCCATTCGGCGCAGTTCAATAGCTGTACGTAAAGCCGTGTTAGGAAGGCGAGACATCATTGTGAGTGTCTCGCTGGACTTGGTAGCCACATCACCCATAACTTGCCCGAGGTTTACACCCGCAGCCGCAGACATAGACTGGGCGATGTACATCGAATTGACTTGAGTCTCCATCGAACTCTTGGAGACTGACGCAAGGTTACGCATGAAAGCGGTGCTTACTTCGGCAGAAATGCCGAGTTGAGCCGCTACAATGGCAACGTCCTCAGCCATAGACTTGGTAACGTTATGAACACCACCAACCGCTTGACCCAAAGTTTGGAATGCCTTGTAAGCATCATCAGCCGAAACGCCCAAGTGCATGAAGTCAATGGCCATTCTTTCAGACTGAGCACGAATGGCAACCGAGTCCTTACGAGTCATGCCCATTGCTTTGCGGAAATTCCATGCGGCTGTATCCAACTTCTTGAAGAGGTTGAAGGCTCCCGTGAGCATCATGACCACCGCACCAACACTGTAAGCCATTACTTCTGTATTATTACCAAGCAAAAGCATCTTGTCCCCGGTAGCCTTAACAGCTTCAAACTGTTTAAGGTCAAGTCCAAGCATTTTCTGCGTTTCCTCGCCGACGAACTTGAACCACTTGTTGCCCTCTTCGTACTGCTTCTTCGCCATCGTCATTTCAACTTCGCTGGCCAACTTGGACAAGTCAATCAGTTCCCGATTGTACTTTATCAGTTGAAGTGTAGAAGTTATCTGGCCTTCCAACCTATCCGCTGCCGCACCTTGGAGGGTGCCACGCTTTGCAACCAAATCGTTGTACTTGATGTTTTGAGCCTGAATGAGATTCAACCTCTCCCACTCTTTTTTACGGCGCATGATGACTTTATCCTCAACATCTCTGTTGATTCTTCCAATCTGTTCATAAAGATGCTTCTGAGCAAGAAGATGCTCGGAAATCTCTTTTTGTATATTAACGAAGTCCTGAAACCTCGCCATATTGGATTCATCTGGGAATAGTGGTATATCAGCCATAGGTCACGATTATAAATAGGGAGAAGGGGCCGTTTTGCGCCATTGACAACGTTATAAAAACGTGGTATGCTCTTGGCATGAATAATGAACACACTATAGGTGGACGAGTCGCAGGAGCAGCTTTCGTATGCTTACTGGGCGTTTTGGTGGGATGTATGGTCGCACCACTCTTCGGATGGTGGATTAAGCGACTTCTCTACCGAAGCTACTACATGGACCACGATTGCGAGCAGAAAGTCGCAAACATAATGCCAATGGTGTGGATTGGCCTGTGGATTATCGCCTTCTTGGCGTGGGCCTTCGTCCTAGCAGTTAACCTCTGTTAATGCCCGGACCTTTGACCGTCTTTGGTTGAGGCGTTGCCTCTCGGGCGTTTGAAGATGCCTTCTCCAAATCACGCTTTTCCTTCTCCCTCGTGTTGATAAGCTTACGGACGTAGAATGTCCTGTACTGAACAGGCATCTCATACACGGCGAAGTATTCAATCTTGCCGAAGTGGGTAAGGTCGAAAATCAACTCGTGGAGTTGAACCTTATACTCCTGTGTTAGGCCAAAAAAAGGATACCCCCATTGGGGTCTCTTCCTTCCTTTCCAAGTTGCAGTTGGTGCATTGGAAATTGAAGGTAGAGTCAATGTCAGGCATGGCCTCTCGCATGTGAGTGCGGAGGGCAAGGCTGTCTTTGGAGACAAGTTCATCATTGACGAAGCGACGGATACCCGCACGGTCAGTATTGCCGTTGATGGCGGTGATGATGTGGCCGAGGCGAGTCGTAATTTCACGACGAAGGTCTTTGGACACCTTCTCCATACCCTTCAATTCTTGGTCAATCAGATTTTCATCCTTCTTAGTCAAAAGCTTGTAGGTAACAGTGACGCCAGTATATGGGAGTTTGAACTGGAAGGAGTTTTCCCCCTTGGGGAACTTCTCAAAATCGAACGGACGGTTATCCATCTTGTCGAGGTCAATGGTGACGGAATTCTCTTTCCCACATCGAGGGCATGTCAGAGTAGCATCGTACTTGTCACCATAAGCCAAACGGCGGATAGCAAAGAACGCAGCATTCCTATCACAAATGAGCATGTCATCGAGAGAAATGGCTTTGTTGATGGTGACGGCTTCCAGAAGCTTATCAAGAACAATATTCTTTTGGATAAGGTTTGGGGAAGTCAGAATGTCTTCTTCCTTGGCAGTCATCATCTTAAGTTCAAGAGTGCCGGTGGAAAGCGGGTTATCTGTGGGATAGAACCATCCCTTGGAAGGAAGGTTAATGACTTCGGTAGGAAACTTTGATTCCATCTTCTGGGGAGCAGGAGCGGGCTGAGTTACTGTTGGCCGTGTAATAGGGATGATTTGGTCGTTTGGCATAGTTGTAATCTATTTTCTGTCTTCTCATACATAGTCCCACCTTCCAAAATTTCGCAAACTATTTTCACATTTTTAGACGATTATCATTAGACGCTTATATTTATTGCTATGGGAAGACACAAAATATATCCAACAGAAACCGACCGTCACAGTGCTGAAAAGCGGAGAAAACTGAAATGGTACTACCGAAATGTCGAGCGAGTTAGAAAAGCAAATATGGATTATTATTGGCGCCACAAAAAGAATGAAAAAACTAACGACAAATGAGTTCGTTGCTCGTGCCAAAGAAATACACGGAAATACATACGACTATTCTGATGTTGTGTATCGTAGTACTCACGACAAGGTTGAAATCGTATGTCCTCTTCACGGTCTGTTTTTACAATCTCCACACGGGCACATAGGGAATCAAAAGCAAGGATGCCCCAAATGCTACGGCAGAGACAAATCTACCATTGAGTTTATTTCAGAGGCTACAAAGTTACATGGTATAAAATACAATTATTCTAGTACTCAGTATAAACGATGCAATCGGGACGTTGATATAGAATGCCCACTACACGGTACATTCAGACAACTTCCCCTAAATCATCTCAAGGGAAAAGGATGCCCAAAATGCGCTCACGTCATTTCCAGAGCCGAAACAGAATTCCTTGACTATTACGGAATATCAACTAGAAATTATCGCATTCCCCAATGGAAAACAAAACCTGTAGATGGTATTAGTGGAAACGTTGTGTATGAGTTTCTCGGAGATTACTGGCACGGAAACCTGGAAGTTTATAATGGTGAGAAACGGCATCCGAAACGAAAAATAACATATCAGAAACTAAACGAAAAGACCTACCTAATACTTGGGAAACTCAAATCTCTCGGATATGAAGTGAAATACATATGGGAATCCGACTGGAATAAGTTCAAGCGAGGGGAGCACCTTTTTCCAAGACTTTTATCCGTTTGATTATGCTCTCATTTTTCGAATATTTTCCGCCACGGTGCCGCCAGCAGGAATTGCCGAGGCAGGAGCACCTTTCATCTGTTGAAGTTGTTTCTCTTTGGCTGTAATATCAAGCTTGTTCTTCTTGGCTTGCTGCGTGAAATAAGCTTGCTGACTCTTGACTCCCTTTAGGTCTAAGTCCGCAGTTCGGACTTTATCCAGTTGTGCTTTTTTGGCGTCTCGCTCTGCCTTGGCCTTCTCCACTGCCGTTTGAGCATCCTGTGGCTTCACACCATCATTCGCAGTGCCAGAACCCGTGCTGTTACTACTGCTATTGCCACCACTGTTACTGTTGCTCGAAGACGTGGATAAAGACGAGTATTCCTTCAACACCGATTTGGTAATAAGTCGAAGAAGTTCGTTAAGTTGATGACGAGTGATTTTCATTAGGAATCAAGAATCTTGTTGACTACTTGCTTAATCAACTTTGCCGCACTCTCATTGAGTTCGGGTTCGTCAACGCCATAACGGGGGGTTGCTGTGATAGCACGTTTTCCACGACTCATCCAACCAGCATACTTATTATCGGGATTGACTTCGTGGGGTGGTTCATCCCATGTATGAGACGTGTAGTTTGCGGCTGGATGGACGACAGGGGTTCCGGTAAGGTCTCCGGGTTGAACTGAGTCGTCCTTTGCGATTTGAAGACTTCTGTCGGCCATCAAAAATACTTCTTCCGACTCTGGGTCAGTCTTGCCGAAATAGAAGAATGCAGTAGCACTTGGGTTGGCAACAACTTCTCGTGCCAGTCGTTTTGCACCAAGGGAAACTTTCGTTCGAGAACCAGCAATGGAAACAGCGACTTGATGGAGTGTTCTTTCAATCGAAGATTCATCACGTCCTTGCCATCGAATAGGTTGAAGCTTTGACTTGTCTTTTGGATTAAGAACAGATGCACCCTTCGGAATACGCTGGGCTGGCTCTTCTGGTTTTGGTTCCTCGGGTTTGGGTTCTTCTGGTTTTGGTTCCTCGGACTTGGCTGGCTCGGGCGATGATGGGGCGGCTGCTTCTGGGCCTTTGGATGGGTCTTGTGGCTCTTCCTCTTCGTTAAGCTTCTTGATGTTTTTCTTGAACCCCTTGCCCTTTCTGAACGGATTGACTGTGACCTTCTGCTTGACGGGTGGCTTATTGTCGTCTTTGCCAATGCCCGAAGACTTTAGCTTACTTGCGTTCGCCTCTTCTCCGATTTGGTCGAGTACTTCTCGTACACATTGATGTACGAGTGCTTCCAAAAGTTCAGTTCGCATATTCATATGGTTATAAATATCTATGAGAAATTCAAAGAAGGATGGATTTTATTGTGGCATTCTCCACATAACGTTATGCCAGAGACATGATTGGAAATGTGATAATCTACAACGGCATCGGCAATCATTTCCTTTTCCTCAAATGTTTTCGGCTTCATATCATCCACCAGATGCTTCGCTATAATTTCTGACATTGATTCCTTGTCGTGATGAACATGAAGTTTAATCGTACTACCACACTCCGCACACTTGAATCCATCCCGTGTGAGGATAGGATACTTCCATTCTTTGTATAACTTTGTCCGTACTCTTACTAAAACATTTATGCTTGATGCCCCACCTTTCCATTGCGAATGCTGAGGACCGTGAAGAGTAGGAATTGTTCCATCGAGACGATTCTTACGCATTATCTTGGAATATTGAAGTTTCCTATCATCAGTAAACGCCTCGGAGACCGCATCACCATTTCTCTTAACCCTTTCATCGGTTAATGTAGATAATCCATTGTTCCACGTAGTCAAATCACCCGACGCAAATCTTTCTTTTCTGGTTTCCAAAGATTTCTGAAGTGCCGATGGGTTGTTGCCCCAATTATTATGAATGCGACTATAATGCCCGTGACACAACTCACAAAATGCTTTCAACGTAAACGACCATTTCACTCGTTCTCCACATCCACACTTACATAATGGCCACACCCCATTCAAATAGTAATCCACATAGAACTGGTCAGAGGCAACTCCATGACCTACGGACATATGCCGACTCAGCGATTTATATCGCTCGAAACTCTTTTCACACTGTTTGCATTTGTATTCGTACATAAAAAATCCTTCTGCGTATAACTATACCAGAAGGATTTCAAATGTCAATATATTTTATTTATGATGTCGCAATCTTCGTTATGATTATGCTAATATTGCTTAGTCATACATCAAAATTGGAGTATGGCATAATCATATGAAAGCTTGAGTGTGACCAGCACTGGGTCGCCCATATCCGTCCAATTCATTTCGCCGCCATCATAGTCGGTTGGGAAAGCACCCTTCAAGGTCCATTCCTCAACTTTATCGCCGACAGGACCGAGCACGTCAATAGTGCATTCCTTCTTGTAGAAATCTTGGTAGCCATCACGTCCCGTTACGGATTCGTGAGAGAGACGGAACCACTCGAAAACGGTTTGCGTGGCCGAAGGCACAACTGGGTCATAGAGTTCCAGTGAGATTTCGTTCCACACCGTCTTACCCTTATAGAACCACTGTAGATTGATGTAATCAATCGTCTTGCGCTCTTGTGTCCACTTTGGTCTATCTGTCTTTCGAATCAGGTAAGTGGGTACTCCGTCTATGTACATCAGGAAGCGATTCTTGGTCTTCGGTTCCCAAATGGTATAGAACATTTCATTATTGGTGAGGATGTCTGCCATAAGTCAATTTTCCTGTATTTGTTTATACTGGTCTGATTATAAATATCAGGCACCTGTGAAAATAAGCAAACAAAAATGCTTATTGACTCAGCGGCTCAACGTCTCCGTCCGCTACTTGCTTTTCTCCACCTTTTTTCCACTTCACTATCAAAGCGTACTTATTGATGCTCTGCATCCTCATGCCGGGGCTTCCTTTCCACATGGCTATCCTCTCGGGGTCAATCTCCTGCTTACTTTTTATAATCCCGATGGTTCCCGCTGGAACGATGCTCCCGTATGCGTTTCCTTGCCAATCTGTAAATTGAATGTCTTTTGCTGCCCTCACCTTAGCGCCAGCATCCAACCCCTTCGATAAAGCTAGGTCAACCTCAAACACTTTTCCCTCGGGTTCATAGACGCACACTTGGTCTCCGTCCAGAACACGACCAAACATCCCCTTTCCCTTGAACCAAACCGCATCCCATTGAGACTTCAATGCATCAGTCATATGCACTGTTGCCCGAAACCGTTCTATACCTGCTTTGTTCAGGTCATCCTTCCCAAAAAAGGCGTTCTTGTTAGCGGGGTCATATGGAGGCTGAAAATCATATCCATTTTTTCTCCACCACTTCATCATTGTGTTTGTGGCCGCAAAATTGATGGTCTCTAGTTTTGGAATCTTGAGGAAGTACGCCTTCAATCCCTTTGTCGTTCCAAAGGAGTATTGCTTGGCAATGCTTCTCTTGGTGGTGAAGTAAATTCCAAACCCTAAGTGATGAATAGGGGCGGGTATTCCTCCATGATAATCCTCGAAGTCATACCCATGAGAAACGTCCCCCTGATGTGGAAGACCCACGAAAACCTGAAACCCTTTATCACCTATCTTTGAAAGCTTTTCTTGAGTTGAGCCATGATACACTGGCCCAAACAGGTTCGCATCCAACGCTTGTTGGAGAGAAATCTTGGGCACCTTAGCCTCACATATCAATGACTTAAGGTTAATCATAGTCGCCCGTATATTTCTTCCAATTCCTATAGCTATGGTCAAGTTGATAAATTTCAACATGACTCTCATCGAACTTCACATCAGGTTTCTTCTTCCAACTCCACCCATCACCACTTTCATATACGTAGTAGGGAATGTCAATGGTAAAAATACCTTCCTTGAACTTACCAATGAGATAGACGTGGGGCTGGTCGGTGCATTGGGTTTGGAGGTTGTAAATCTTGCTTTGCCACAGAATATCGGCCATCTCGTCGGCGATGATATGGCAAATGCCTCCACCGCCTAACTCTTCATCATAGCCCTCTTCATTCTGTTGCCATCCGTCATATACCTTTTGGGCAGCAGTCGCCAGCGCCTTCTTTACTTCGTCCGTAATTTGAGAGATGCTATTGAGTCTGCCTTCACATAGCAATGACCTAAGACGTATCATCGTGAGGCTCCAATCTTTTTACAACGGCGTCATGGTCAACCGTCATTTTTTTGGACTTGATGGGATTGTCAAAGTTTGGAATAGCAATAACCTCTTCCTTTGTCATCTTGGGAGTCTTGGGGGCGTCCTTACTTCGGATTTGCCATCGGCGAGTAGAGTTGTCTTCATTCTTGATTTTCAAGCGGTCATCTTCGGGAATACCAAAACCAAAACCTTCACCAATAGGCTCCTGCTCTGATGATGGGCGTTTTTCTAAGTACTCTTGAACCTTTATTTCACAAAGACGGAAGATTTCTCCCCATACTCGTTTTCGTTCCTTCGCTCTCAGTATATTATTTTCGGAGTCAATATTAAACACTGTACGTCTCAATATATCCATGAGATTTGGCCACGATGTAAACGGAAATTTTTCCTTTTTCTGCCCAGCAATTCCAACAAAAGCCCACCAAGAAAGAAGTAATGACGTATATTTAAGTTGGGTAACGTAATCTTCACCTGATTGTTTAGCTAACTCTAACGCCTCTTCAATATCTTGGTCTGATATATTCTTCGCAATATTTTCTGCTTTAATAGCCATGTTTCTACCTTGAAAACGAGTGTATTCATTTCGATTAAGAAATGGCTGTGCAGGTCGTGGGGCAAAATGCTTGTCATCATAACGAATCCTAGAGGACTTAAGACTTTCGTTTGTCTTCTGTTGCTCACCACCATAGCTCTTGAATAGCTTCTGACCTGCATCTGTCTGTGTTGAAGTGGTCAGTTTGGCCTCGGGAAAGGTTTTCTTAAGTCGGTCCATCATCAACTTGGCAATGTGGTTGCGTTTCCACCCCGGACGAACTGTAACCATATCAATAAAGATGGTTTCCTCGTCACTATGCCCCTCAATGACTCCAAGAATGTGGTGAGTCCCGGGTTTTTGAAACTTTTTCAGCCAAATATCAGTGATTGGACTGCCACCACTCATGAAAGTCCCCCTTGGAACCATGAGATACGGAATTTGCCCTTGCTTCATAGCTTGGGCCGATTCATCCGAGTCCATGAAATAGACCAAAGTCCATCCCTCGGGTAAAAATCCGCCTCCTTTGCCCTGCCTGATAACAACAATGTTGCCAGTGACCTCTTCGACGGCCTGACCCTTCAATGGTTTGTCTCCTGCAAGAGCGGTCTTACCTTTTTTTGTCATCATAGGAGACTCTGTAACAGGGGAATTGATATGCTGAATTCGACGTTTCAATTCATTGTCATATTTGATATAGTCAGCTTTGCATACCTCGGCCCACTCTGGCTTTCCTCTCGACTCATATCCAACAATCATCCTTGCCGCCTTATCTTTGAGTGCATTGAGATTATCCATCGTAAGCATATCCAATCGAAATTGACCTTTAGAATCGAACTTACCCCAATAATCTTGGTCGTCAAGGTCAGGCAAATGTTTTTTGATGTCTCGGTATCCAACCTCATCCACAGACATCGTTTTATCATAGACAGCTACGATACCATCCTTGAGTTTCTTGATGACTCCCCGAGCACGAAGAATCTTGAATACAAGATTTTCATAGCTAAGTTCTCCGTAGGTATCAAGGCCGTACTGACGATAAGCATCGAGATACTTCTTTGCCGCTTTCATCTGCTCTCTGTCCCTACTGTCAAGAGCATTTTGAACGTACCCCCGCATGGACTGGTATTGAACCTTGAGAATGTTTCTATCAACTTGCGGACTCATCTTGAATGGTT